GAACCTCAAAGCCAGACAATTGTTGAAGTCCAGTAGCAAACAAGTACAGACCAACACCAGCCAAGGCCAATGGGGTCATCACAGCACTAAGAATCAAAGCCCCTGCTGCTATTTCAATTGCTAGTAGTAGCAGTTTGCCCCCGAGATCGGGTAGTTCGATCTCAGCCAAAGCTTGTAGCCCAGTTACCAAAGATTGAATTCCATAGCCAGCCATGAAGGCTGGTAAGGCAATAGCAGCCAAGCCGTACCCCAATAATAGTAAACCGGGTGTGACAAAATAGGCGACTAATGATAGAGCCGTGAGTCCGGCTGCTAATTGTAAGAATCGAGCCCCGATATCAGGGGGAATAGCATTCAATAGTGTGGCCATTCCAGTAGCCGCGAGATTGATACCAGCTCCGACCATGTAAGCTGCGGCACCAACAGCTAGAAGAGCAACACTAATAGCCAATAGTCCCAATGCAATCGGGCCTTGGGCAAGTGTTGCAAGACCGACCAAGACTAATCCTAGTAATCCTACTGACACGACTATACCAGCCATAGCGGCTGCAGCGGCCCATCCTTGTTCAGCGATTATTGCGGTCGCTTGAGCGAACACGTAAGCAGCAGTAGCCGTTAATAAGAGTGCTCCGCTTAATGCTAATAACGGAAGCATGACAGGTGCTATAGCCATTCCTAGGGCATTAAGACCGGCACCGAGCGTTGTCATGAACGAGATGAACATTGTGCCAAGTTGTGCTAATCCGACTGACGCTCTTGCGAAGAACCCGGCCATTCTGGTCTGCACAAAAGCGATAGAAGCACCGAATATATTGAATACGTTGGCTCCAACGCTCATTAGTCCGATAATCCCAGTTAATATTGGCGGGATTAAAATGAATGCTGCAACAAGGGTGGCAGCAGCCATTCGCACATAATAAAGTGGTGGGATTAGATCCTCTAAAGCTGCCCAAAGACCGGTAAAGATACCAATAACATTGCCGATCGTATCAATCAAGAAGGCGGCTGTACTAATGATCGGGATCATGCCTTGAGCAATGAAATTCACGAAAGGTGAAACCAAAGCCCATATCGAAGCATTTAATGCTTGAATTGAAGCATAAAGAGTATTCATCGAGTCATTGAATGCTGCTTGCTCATCTTGTATTCTTACATGTTCAGCACGCATATTCTCCATAGCGGCAGTCATGCCTTCAATAGTACCGCCGCTCTCTTTAATCAGATTACGGTAGAATGTTACCATATCAATGTTACCACCCAGGGCCTTAGCCTTAGCACCCAATCGAATAGTCAACATATCAAGCTCAGCCCTGGTCATCTCACTACTTTGCTGAGCATTATAAAGCTCCATGCCCATTTTGCTGAAAGTATCAGTGATAGCTTGTGCTCTTCCTTCTGTGCCCTCCCCGAATGTCGGCCCCAATTTGCCATTAAGTACCAAAGCCTCGGAACCTGTGGCATACATTATCTCATTGATCTTGCTGATAGCTTCGGCTGTGGCTCCCGCCTGTTTCGCTAGCCCTGCGAACATCGATTGAGCCACAGCCATATCAGCCGGGACCTCGTTACCATAAATCGACGTCATCAAAGAAAGCTTATCGAGCTGTTCTGTCAAGACCTTGTTGACTTCTGCGGCAGTCAAGCCAAAAGCTTCCTGGGCAGCGGTGGTAACATTCATGACATATGCCAAATCACCAAGCTCAAGACCAGCCCCACGCATCGTGCGGGTGTACTCTGCTAGGCCCTTAATACTGACCCCAGTGATCCGAGACGTTTGAGCGACCATTCCAGCATACTCATCAAGAAGTTGAATGGGGACTTTAATTCCCATCAATTCTTTATAAGCTTCCTGAGTTTGTTCTGTGAACACCCCATATTCAGCTGAAGTCTGAGCAACAGCATTCAAGAGATCGTGTTGAGTTCCATATGCTCGGAAATTGGCTGTTACAAAGTCTTCAGCTTGTTTGGTCATGTTCCCCAATGCATTTGCATTGGCGAACATCGCATCAGACACTTGATCTATAGTCCTAAGCAATTCTTGAAATTCGGTGCGATACCTTCTAGACCCAGTAGTATTTCTGTCGATATTATCGCCATGACGCTCATGTAACTCATCAATCTCCTCAAGCGTGAGACCCATGGCCTGATAAATATCGTCTAATTCTTGAGCGGAGAATTGTTCACTGGCAATCGTCTCAAGAGCCAATTGTTGTAAAAGTTGGCGTTCTTCATCCAACTCGAACATTTCTTTTCGAATCTCTTGCAGATCTTCGTTCAGATCGAACTGTTTCTGAATCTCATCGGTAGCCTCAGTATTTCGTTCAAGAGTCTCGCCTAATTGATCAAATTGATCGACGTACCGTTGATTCTGATCATCAATAATGCCTGTCATGGCACCCAGAGATTGGCTAATCTCTGACGTCACATCGACCACACCAGAAAGAGTCTGAGTGAGGGCACGAGACAGAGACTCTTCAATACCACCAATTCTACTTTCTAACTCATCTACAGCTTTAAAAGCCTCACCAGAGTCAATAGAAAGAGCTATTTGTATTGCATATAGGTTGGGATCAAATGCCATCGTTTCTCAAAAATATCTTGTTAGAATCAATAAGTAACCTTTTATATTTACTAAGATTATGAATAATCAACAATTCATTGAAAGAGCTAGAAAAAGACATGGAGACAAATTCGATTATTCACTGGTCGATTGTCAAACATTGCGATCCACAGTCTTGATAATTTGTCCAAAACACGGCAAATTTGAACAAAAAGCGGGTATACATCTTCAATCTAAATATGGATGCCAAAAATGCGGAAAAAGCATTGCTGACAAACATCACCAAAAGTCTTTAAGCAACTTCTTAGAAAAATCTAAAGAAAAACATGGAAGCAGATATGATTACAGCAAATCAACATATGTTGATTCCAAAACCAAAATAACAATAACATGTAAATTACATGGTGATTTCGAAGTATTGCCATCTAGACATTTTTCTAAGAACAAACCAGGTAATTGCCCCAAATGTGCTCGAATAAGTATCAAAGATCAATTAGTAGCCTCAAGAGAAGAATTTATTGAAAAATCGAGACAATCTCAGAAAAATGAATATGACTATTCTATATCAAAATATACTGGCTCAGGCAAAAAAGTAGAGATAATATGCCCAGAACATGGTAAATTCGAACAATTTGCTTCAGCACATTGTAGTGGTATAGTAGGATGTAGAAGATGTGGGGCGAGCAAATGTCAAAACGACCTAGAAAATGCCATCTCGAAATTGGGGGTATCAATAATCACAGAGGATAGGAAAGCCATATCACCATATGAAATAGACATCTTAATTCCAGACTATAATATTGGAATAGAGTGTAATGGGATATACTATCATTCGTACAATAGACCAGAACTGCACAAAGAGAAATACAAACACAAAACGAAATGCGATCTAGCTGCAGCAAATAATATTATGTTATTGCAATTTACCGATCAGGAAGTCATTGGTAACATAGACCTAATCATATCAATGATAAAATCGAAAATTGGTATGTCTAATAGGATATTCGCTAGAAAATGTGTGATTAAAAAGATCTCCAACAAAGAATCAATCGATTTTTTGAATAATAATCACATGCATGGTTATAGATCAGCTAAGATTGTATATGGGATGTGGTTTTCTTCTAAATTGGTAGCGGTTTTTTCGCTATCGCCACACAAAAAACATCAATGGGAAATAATCAGGACAGCATATGACCGAGATTGTGTTATTGTTGGGGGTCTGGATAAAATGATTAAAAGGTTTGTAACAGACTATAAACCCATTTCAATCATGACCTATGCAGATAGAAGATTTTCACAAGGTATGAGTTACATTAGATCCGGTTTTAAGTTAATAGACCAAACCAGACCGAACTACCAATACATAAAATCCAACTCTGTTTATAATAGAATCCAGTATCAAAAACACAAACTCAAAGAAAAATTGGATAAATTCGATCCAAACAAAACCGAAGCCGAAAACATGTTTATGAATGGTTTCCGAAGAATTTGGGATGCTGGTCACAACAAATTGTTATTAGGCACACTGGATTCTGTCTGAGGCTGCCGTTGGGGCTACCTCTTGCTCGGATCGCTAGGCTCAAGGAGCCCACATTGATTTCCGCTTTCCATTCCACATCTGATCCATATTGGCCAGATTATCGTAGATCCTAGCTTCCTGACGAGCAAGGTAGTAATCTTGCACAACGCCAAGGAATCCTGGAGCCGAAGACTGAGACTGAATCGCGGGCTGACGGGGCTGACGAGCAGCTTGTGCCCTAGCCTCGAAATCCTTTTCCCATACGTAACGGACAATGTTGAAGCCAGCGACCAAGTCCCTACCTTCTTGTGCCCACTTGCGACCAAGTTCACGGCAAGTCTTTTGTAGCTCTGGGCATTGAGCATCAAGCCACGCACTGATCTCTTCGCGGGACCATTTAAGACCATCATCATGAGAGGAATGAGCTGCGGTGGACATGTTTCTGTGCCTTGCCTTGTCTAAAAACCATTTGACGTAACTGGAGGCGGCTCTTCTCAGTGAAAGGAACCAACCTCTGATTCATTGTTGCAACGATCTGGGGTTTCGTTAATTTTAATCCCGTATAAAGCTCATTCCAATCCTTCGTGAACACTTCCTCGCCATTCTTTATGTACGGAAGCTGCGGAGGAATCGAAAAGAATACCTTATACCCCATATTCGCCAGCCTCGGACCATTCTCCATAACACTCTCAATAGCCGGTTTATCATTGTCAGGTGCAAGCACAACGCCCTGACGGGGGCCTATCAACTTAATCCGTTTCAATTGACCATCAGTTAGAATCACCCCACCGGAAGACAAAGCGTGCCGCCCAAGAGTATTCTGATCGAAGATCGACTCGGTGAGAATGATGTACTCGGCCCTTGGACATTCGTCGAAGCCGTACAAAACATGATCACGAGTCACTTCTAATTCGCCAATCTTCTCGTCCTTGGCGTTCCTGACATCAGTAGAAGGAAACCAGAACTGCTTGTTATAGATGTTCCGGCTCTGCATGTACACAAGATCGCCGAACTCTGTGTACAACCAAAGGATATCCGAGCCTCGAAAGTGGAGGTTCTGTTCTAGGATCTCGTGCTCGGTGTAGCCACGAGATAATAGATAATTCCAGAGGGGGCGTTTTGCGAGGCTGTCTGGGTTATTAAGAGGACGAAACCCGGAGGGGATCTCTATCGAAAACGTCTCCGTGGCTTCTTCTTTAGTTTCCGTTGCACCTGAAGACTGATAGGCGTGTGAGAGGCTTGCGTCTCCCACGAGTTCACGGAGAGCCTCACGGAAGCTCGTGTTGCGGTATAGCTGAACGAATCGGATTATATGGCAGGGGCGTTTCCCGGTTTTGGGATTGCGGTCGCCCGCCCATTCGTCTCCGCCCCAGTCGTGCAGAGAGCCATTGAGATTGATGTTCAAACGTGGTTTATCGTGCCCGGTTAGGGGGTTGATAATGACCAGTTCGTCACCATTCTTTCGGGTCTTGTGGACCTTGAAATTGGCCCTTACCCAGGCTTCGATTCGTTCAGGTGGAATATTGTACCGCATACAATAATAACACCTGTGTGGGTGTTAGCGAATTTCGAACCAGAATTTCTTACTAACACGTGTGGTTCCATCTGGCAGTGTCAATTTGATCTGGTACCAGTAAGTCCCGCGAATGAAGGTGCTAGTGTCGAGGTTCCATTTCACAACCCATGGGTTGGTTCGATAATTGCCTTGACGGAACCCAAGATCCATTTCAGCATCTTGGACCAGAACATCGCAATACTGCGTACCGACCGTAATAGATGCCTTCAGAAAAGGAATCAATGGGTCTACGAGATTCTTGTTGTAGGAGTAAACCGGCAGCGGGATCAGACCAACTTCGAGAGGCTTGACTTCGGGGCTGTTGAATCGAACATTGAGAGGTTCGAAACCGAAGTTGATGGTTTGTAGGCCATCGTTGCAGAGCCATGCGTCTGGGTAGACCCAAAATCGGTGGCAGCATGTAACGAGTTGGTCTTCGTAGATTGGGTCGGTGCAGTCACATGGTGGGTTGGTGCCGGATGTGACCGGAACGTCTGGTGGGCATTCGGCTGGACATTGGTCGCCGATGCATGGGTTACGTGGGTAGAAGTACCAGACGTCGATGTAGACCTCTGGGGCTTTGAAGTCTGATGGGATAAGGAATGGTAGATGATATTTCCCTGGGATTGGGATACCATCGGGTGGTGGTGCTGTTCCGCATTGTCCGATGTCTATTGGCAATGTTTCTTGGCAGGCTGGTGCTGGATATAGGGGATCTCCGCAGTCGGCGAATGGGATCACAGCTTCCAGATTTTCGGGAGCTACTTTACAACGGTAGATCTCGACTCTTTGAATCCAGAATGGATCATCGAGTCGTCCGTTGTTGTAGAAGTCCACGTTGAGGTCGACTAGATTACCAGTTCGACCACTTATTCGTGGAAATGAATTTGCTAGATAGCAGTCACATGCGGCCATTGGTTCACCTTTTAAAAATGCTAAATTAGGTTTGATAATTCAGCATTAGGGACCATTAACGCCGCCTATTTGCTTGAGCTTCTTGCTCTTCTTGAGCTTTTTTGATCCTTTCAATCCACCATCGCCTGTCTTCGGCAGGAATTTGTTCCTGCTCGAAGAGGCTCAATTTGGCGTGGGTCTTTAGTAAGTATTGTTCCTCTAGGAGGGATTCATACCTACTCTCAAGCTCTTCATCAGTCAGCCGTTCGAAAAAACCCGTCAGTAATGGGCAATTCCATCATTGCCTCATTACTGCACTCCTGACATGTGACGTTTACGGTAGTATCAATACCAGGGGTGTTTTCCATCAAGAAGTCTCTGATGGCCGCATTATCCCGAGAGTGTAGACGGGACACGATTCGGTTTACCAACATTGGCTCCGAATTACCATTGACGGACACAATGGTCTTTTCTACTGAACCATCCATAAGCTGATCGGCTTGGGATGCGACTTCTGTTTGGCCGGGGCGTTGACCTCGACGGTTCCGATTTCGGACGTTACCAGCTCGAACCGTGTTGCCATCGAGCCGCTTGTTAAAGCGTCTGGATGCCATGATGTTAGCGATGTCTGTTTGGCGGAGGAATCGCACTCCGACATATACTTCACGACCGGAAACGGCGGTGAGGTGGGGCAGCACGACTTTGAATGGTTCGTTGCCGATGTTGGGATTAGCTCGAATGACCGTGCCGTACAGTTCGTTCATGTCGTACGTGTGGCTGTTTTCAGCCGAGCAGTTAGGACATTTCGCGACGAATTTGTAGAGATTACCGAATGTCAGACCTCGAATGTAGTATAAGAGGAATGTTCGGTCACCAATGAGTAGATCTTGGGGGTTCGTGCCTCCTGGCATTTCGGAGCATTGTTCGAACATTTTGTCGACTGCTCCGCCGCTTTGGATAAGTCGGCGGTTGGAGAAGGCTTTTTCGACCGATTGAGTCATGGCTCGGACTTTAACGGTTCCGTTTTTCCAGCCTTCGTAGTAGAGCCCGTCGCTTGGGAGTGGTACTTCTTCCCATGGGATGAGCATTTCGTCTGGTGCGTTGGCCAGAGCATTCAGAAAGTCATCATCTGACATGTCCTTGCCGAGATCACGAATATCTGGATTCACTTCTTCCTTATTTGATACGGAAGGTGTGCCGACTTCGGATAATGGGCGTCGTGGGCTGCGTGGATCGTCGCCATCATCTTCCAGATTGATGTCTTTCTCTTTAGTCATTCTTGTATTCCGATTCGAAGTAATCATAGGTGATTGTTATTTCGATGCTCTTGATACTTGCTTCAAGGTAAGTGAGTTCACTTTCTTTGAAGGAGGTCGGCCAAGAGCCGAACAGCTTATATTCGGTGTTTCCAGAATCGACGCCAGCAGCTAATGGGCTGGTGTCGCCAAGGTCTGGGCGATCACTGAGATACTTCCGAATTATAGCATCACCCTTATATGCGTTCGGAGCTTTTACTCCAGAATCAGTATCGAAAATTAGTTCATACCAACGTCGATAATATCGGCTAATGTCGACGGTATCATACCATGAGATTCGAACATCTTCGAATTTTGGTTTACCAGCGAATTTATATTCTACTGACCCGCCTTCAGTGGAGACTTTATCGAAAGTCGCTTGGGGCAAGGTGGCTGTACGGAGGGCGACCACATTTCTGATTTGAGAATCATCTGAGCCCATTGCTGAGCTGAGTGTATCGATTTCCCAAGAGAACGATGTGTAGTACCTCTTACCGGGGCTTATTCCGCCACGGTTGCCACCAAGCCCTCCAATAACAAATCCAGGCATATTGATCTCCGCAGTTCAAGGAAGTCTGAGTTCAATAACTTTATCAAAGTTCAGAGTTACTTGAATCTTGGATATTTCTGAATCTTTATAGCTCAAACTATCAGGGTTCATTATATGCGGCCAGCAACGGAGGAGACGATACGCCCATATCGTCCCGCCTGTGCCATTCAATTGCTCGATTAGAACGTCAACACGACGGGCTGCTTCAAAACCAGAACGGGAATGTTGGACACTGAATGAAGCGTTAGTCCACCACTGAAGAAGAGCTTCTAAAGTCAGGCTATAATCTGAAGTGGTTGAACTGACTGAAGCTGAAGAATCTTGAATTATTTCATAGAAAGTAGCTGTGATTGGCTCATATTCGCCTCGTAGGGGCACATGAGAAAAGTCAGCTCCGTTCCATACTGTTTCAGATTGAATCCGTAAAGTCGGTCTGTCAATCTGTTCACAAGCGATTGGAATAATCAGTTGAAAATCTGTAACACCAGCCAACGGCGACACTGAAAGACGAAAACGATGACGTCTCGCAGTTTCAGTGCCGTTTCCGAGGAAATTGGGATTACCGACCAATCCGACGCCATTACAGTCGTCGAAAAATCGTCCAACGTTGAATCCAGGCATGTTTCACCAGTTGTATTAAACGACTGGGCAGCTTGGAGCAATTGGTTGTGGAGTGATTGGAGTTGGGCAGCTTCCGTCCAAGAATTGACGAACCGCTCGATCGTAACGCATCGTGCACTCAATCATGCAGATCTTAGACGATGTGTAATCCAGGTCACCCCAGTCGCAATCTTTCGGCCAGCAGCCCATCATCGACCAGACTTCATTAGGTTGACCAGTACCATCAAGCATCCGCAGGGAGCCTTCTCGCTTATAAAAGCGAGGGTGAGCAACCAACTGGTCCCCAATATCTAGCACTGTTTCAATCCAGTGATAGACACCCTTGGAAACATCAGGATCTTGCTCAGCATCGTACCAACGCATTTTCATTGGTTGGAATTTGTGCTTACCAGCGAAGTACACGGTTTCTTGGTTGTGGTGCATTTCCACTTCCTCGAACTCGAACTTCGGTCGGCTAGCCGACTCCAAGAGCAAAAGCTCAGTTGTGGTCCAAGCACCCGCACCACGACCCAAGGATTCAAAAATCCAACGATTTTGTCGGCGAGTCTCGATGTTATTGGCGGGTCCCCCAGGGAGGGCACCACCAAACGGTGCAACGTTAAAACCAGGCATGAGCAATTCCTCTGAACAATGATTCGTGCTATTAGTAATTTTTCCTAGAAGATCTGCGGATTATAAACCGCAAGACGATTCATGGGATTTTGTGAGTTCGCTATGAACTGGTACTGGTCATTATTAAGTTCATCGCTATTAATAATTTTGGTGCAAACGAACCCTAGAGACTTCAAAAACAATTGTGCGGCAAGTAATGTCTCATTCAAAATTGTCATGATCGGACGAGGA